TGCTGTAGCTGGTTCTTCAGGTACTGCACGAGAGACTCGTGGTGCTGCTAACTTTATCACTACTAACGTAACGGACGCAGGTACTTCAGGTACTCACGCAGCTGTTGTTGAAGCTGATATTGTAGCTGTAGCTGAGTCTACTTGGAACGCCGGTGGTTCACCAGGTACAATCCTTTTAGGAGCAACCAACAAGAAGTTGATTACTGCTATGAGTGGTCGTGCTGATTCTACACGTTCTGTTGTTGACGATAACAAGACTGTTTACAATGCGGTTGACGTATATGTAAGTGACTTTGGTACTTTCAACATTCAGCTTGACCGCTTTGCGGACCAAGACGTTGTGTACTTCCTTGACCACGATATGTGGTCTGTGGATTACCTACGTGACTTCCAGACTGTAGAGCTTTCTACAACTGGTGACTCAGACAAGAAGATGCTTCTTGTGGAGTTTGGTCTACGCTGTGGTAACGAAGCTGCCAACGGTAAAATCAGATATACAACTGGTTAAACCAACTGACCACCCTGGGAAACTGGGGTGGTTTACCATATGACTATACAAACAAAACTAATTGGAAATCTTGATGGCTCACTTACTGTTGTCTCTAAACAAGACAAGGAAATACTTAAGAGTATTGCAGACGCAAATGCAACAGACAGATTTGAACAGGGAAGGAATCGTTATAAGGGCGACTCTCAATTTTCACACCACGTTGCTCAAATACCTATGATTATATTAGAGAAGTTAATGAGGGATGGTACGTTCAAAGACCCTGACAGAATGAAGGAGTGGTTAAATAGACCAGAGAACGAGCCTTGGCGTTCAACTAAAGGAAAACTATAATGGCACTAGATACATTCTCAGGACTAAAGACATCAGTTGCAGACTGGTTAGACAGAACCGACCTAACCACAAACATACCAGATTTTATCACTCTAGCTGAATCACGTATCAGTAGAGACTTAAGAATTCGTGCTATGGAAGTTCGTAGTACAGCAACAACCACAACAGACAACAGGTACATTAATTTACCGTCTGGTTATTTGCAAATGAGAAATATTCAACTAAACACTAATCCTATTACACCTCTAGAGTTTATCTCATTAGAGATGTTAGATAGGTTATACGGAGGTTCATCTGCAGGTAAACCTACAGCATATTCTATTGTAGGAGATGAGATTCAACTAGCACCTATACCAGACTCAGGATACACTATTGAGATGGCCTACTATAAGAAGTTTACACCTCTTGGTGACGGTACATCAGGAACTATAACAACACATTGGTTGACAGAGAACGCGCCAGATGTTCTTCTTTACGCTACATTACTAGAAGCTGAACCCTTCTTACAGAACGACGAAAGAATAAAAGTTTGGTTAGGAGCTTATAACCAAAGCATTTCTAAACTACAACAGGCAGATGATAAAGATAGACACTCAGGTTCTACTATGAGAGTACGTAACATTTACTCCGGGGTAGAGGGGTAATAATGGCACAAAGTACGTGGGCATCAAGCACTCACGACTGGGCTGTAACAGACCATATATGGCCTAACGATACATATACACACTCAGCATCATTAGGCAGTTCTCTAGGTAACACACTAGGACAGACACTGGGTATGCCGGTGACAATATCCATAGTTAGCTTAATGTTGAGTGAGACTCATCAGGAAGACAGGGACTCTCCGGTGGTGGGAAACATCTCGGGTATAGTCGGTTTAACAGCAACCAGCTCTATAGCTGTACCAGTAAGTATTAACTTACCAACAGGAGCCTCGGCAACTACTTCAGTAACGGCCTTTGTAGTTGGTTCGATTACATTACCTACAACAACAGATACATCTGTAGCAGGAAGTACAATATACTTAAGTAGTGCCGCACTAACGGCTGCAATTGCTAACACAGTTTCAGAGGACTTAACAATGGCTGTTAGTGGTATTATAACAAGTACCGTAGGAGCATCCACACAGGTTATAATGAACATACCTGTTAGTGTTATACAAAGTATAGAGACTAATGTCAGGAACAATACATCATACCAAGAGTCTATAACGATAGGTGGTTCATTAACAGCAGTAACATCAGATGCTTTCTTATGGAACATTATTGATGAAGACTCAACAACCTGGGTAAACGAAACAGAGGACTTAACAACTTGGTCTGACTCATCAGAGGACACAACAACGTGGACATAACAAACACAACAACACTTAATATAAACGGAGTAAATAAAATGCAACAAGACACAGTAGCAGACTTACAGTTATCTAACGTATGGACAATAACTTGTCTTGATAGTATCGGTAACATTAAATGGTCAGAAACAAAGAAGAACCTAATTACAACTGAGGGACTTAATCATATTCTAAACACACAGTTCACTGGCAGTACCGCTGTAAGTCCTTGGTACATTGGTCTTAAAGCAGCAGGTACACCAGTAGCAGCAGACACACTAGCTTCTCATTCCACGTGGGCTGAAGCAGCAGGATACTCCGGAAACAGAAAAGAATGGACAGAAGGCACAGCGTCAGCTGGCAGTATGACTAACAGTTCGAGTGTTGACTTTAGTATCTCTAGTACAGCAACCATCGCAGGAGCCTTCTTAGGGAGTGTTGCTACAGGAACCAGTGGAACATTATATGGTGTTGTAGACTTTGGTTCTGCAAGAGCAGTTCTAAGTGGTGATACATTACAAGTTACGGTAACAGTAACTGCAACATCTTCATAGAAGATTTATCTTCGACAAATATAGGAGTATATTATGAGCTTAGAAAGTTTCAGCTTCATTGATTCACTTAACAGTGCTAACCCAACCACAACAGATAACGTAAGTGAGGGTGATGACCACATAAGAGGAATCAAGTCAACAATAAAAGCAACGTTTCCTAACGTAACAGGTGCGGTTAATACGACACAGGCCGAAGCTAACATCCTTGACGGCGCAACCCTTAGCACCGCAGAACTAAACTACGTTGACGGTGTAACGTCAGCTATTCAAACACAGATTAACACGAAACTAGCTACGGCTGGTGGCACTATGACAGGTAATATAAACCTTGGTGATAACGTCAAGGCACAGTTTGGTGCTGGTAATGATTTACAGATATACCACAATGGTTCTGATAGTTATATTGATGATGCTGGTACTGGAGATTTAATCTTACGAGGAAATGGAAATATAGCTTTCCAAAAATATACTGGTGAAACATTAGCTAACTTTACAGCAGATGGTGATTGTACATTAAGATTCAACAATGTAACTAAATTAGCCACAACCTCAACAGGTATTGATGTTACTGGTAGTGTTACTGCTGATACTGAAATTGAAGTGACAGGGAGTAGTGCCTACCTCCGTTTAACTTCAACAAGCGGAACGGGCGAGTGTGAATTACGCTTAGGTGATTCTGCCGATACTGACGCAGGTTCTATTGCATACCAAAACAATGGCGATTATATGCAGTTCAGAACGGGTGCTGCAGAACGCCTACGCATAGACTCCTCTGGCAACGTGGGTATTGGTACTGCGAGTCCCGATTATCAACTAGAAATAGAAAATGATGGAACTTTTGCTAGTTTAGGTATGACTTCTTATCGTTCAGCCGCTTCTCCACATTGCACACAGTATTTAAGAGCTTCTAGGGGAAGCTTATCTTCTCCAGCAGCACTTACGACAGGCGATGCTATATTTAATTTTGATGGATATGGGTACGATGGAGATAGTTTTGTTCACGCTGGAAGGATTAGCTTAGTCAGTGAAGGAACTATTGCTGATAACAGAATCCCTACTTATATGGCGTTCTCAACCCACGCAGATTCAGCGTCTAGTAGTGCAGTAGAACGCCTCCGCATCGACAGCTCTGGCAACGTGGGTATTGGTACTAGTTCTCCGGGTAGGTTATTAACACTTCGGTCTGATTACCCCGCTATACGGTTTGAAGACAGCGACTATGGCACTGGGCACTACAGCGAGATTGATGGAAACGGCGGCTCAGGTATTTTAACTATTAGCGCCGATGCTCCAAATCTTGCAGCTAATTCTGCTATTTACTTTAACGTAGACGGCACAGAGCGTATGCGCATCGACAGTTCTGGCAAAGTGGGTATTGGAATTACTCCAACACATAATTTTAATTTACAATCAGCAGGTGCAGTAGAAGCAAGGTTTCAATCAACAGATGGCGATTGTTCGCTTCAAATTAGTTCAGACACAGACGAAGGACAAGACTCTGTTCTTGGTTTCTTTTCAGGAACAAGTGGCAGAGGTTCTATTACATACGACCATAATACGACAGCCGCTTCCCAAAAAATGGTATTCAGAACTGGTGACCTTGGTGTAACTGCTATGACTATTGATGGCTCTGGCAACGTGGGTATTGGGGTTACGAGCAATACAACATATCCTTTACACATTCAAAAAGACACAGATAATTTCACAGTTAAAATCGAGAACGATGGAAACTCAACATCGTCTGATGGGTTATGGGTAGATACTCGATGGAACACATCGTCCAATACACTCTTTAAAATCACAACTAACTCTGGCACTCAGGATGTGATGTTAGTTGACGGCTCTGGCAACGTGGGTATTGGGGTTACTCCTGAGAGTGATTGGTACACTAAGTATAATGCATTACAACTAAATGGCGGTTCTGCTCTTGCGGCTTATACGAGTGGTACAACTTTTGGAACTGTTATATCAACCAATCAAAGAACAACTGGTGATACCTTTATTGGAGGAAATAAGTATATTGCTACTGCACCAGCCGCATTATATCTACAAGATAACATAGGAACACACAGTTTCTATACAGCCCCATCAGGCACAGCAGACGCAGCGATTACTTGGACTACTGCTATGACTATTAAGAATAATGGTGTTGTGGAACTTGAAGGCGCGCCTACGGAATGGAAGCTTACCAACAATAGTACAAATGCTGGCACTCAATATTTCCAAAGGTTCTTATATAACGACACACCTATTGGAAGTATAACGGGCAATAACACAGCAACAGCCTTCGTCACATCATCAGACTATCGCTTAAAAGAAAACGTAGTACCAATGACGGGTTCTATTGACCGTCTTAAAGAACTCAACCCAAGTAGATTTAACTTTATTTCTGAGCCAGATAGGTTTGTGGACGGATTCCTTGCTCACGAGGCACAAGAGATTGTTCCTGAGTGTGTCACAGGTACTAAAGACGGGATGATGACTGAGGAGTACGAAGTCTCCCCAGCACTCGGTGAAGTCTTTACCCCAGCAGTTGAAGCTATTGAAGAAGTTACCGAGACTGTTGTCATCTCTCAAGCTATTGAAGCTGTGGACGCTGTAACAGGCGAACGTCAAGTGACAATAACTTCTGAAAGTGAAAAAGAAGTTACTCGCACAGAGATTGTTGAAGTGAACGGTAAGTGGGTACAGACATCGATTACTGAGACGGTAACAAACGAAGTGTCTGAGCCTCAGTGGTTAGACGTTCCTCTTTATGGTGAAGATGGTGAGCAATTACAGAAATTAATAACTGAGTCAATAGAAGCAATTATTGGTATTGAAGCAGTGGAAGCTCTATTAGATGAAGATGGTAATGTTGTTGAGGCAGCGGTAGAAGCGGTTGAGGCAGTTGAAGCACAGGATTCAGTCTATGAAGCAGTTACTCATCAAATACCCGTGATGGAAACCTATGAAGTCAGCCCTGCTATTGAAGCGGCGACTGAGGTGACTGAGGTTAATATTATTACTGAGGCTGTGGAAGCTGTGGCAGAAGTAATTCTTGAATCTAACGTAGAGAGACCAGAGAACGGTACGTGGAGAGAAACAACCGCGCAAGTAATGGCTGAACGTGAAGTCCCCGATATGCAGGGAATTGACCAAGGCAAACTTGTTCCACTATTAGTAGCGGCGTTACAAGAAGCAATAGCAAGAATAGAAGTCCTAGAGGCTTAATTTAACTTAACAGGAGTAATACTATGAGTAAAAAACAAAAACAAACTCAGACAATCACAATCGATGATGTAGAACACAAGGTAGAGGACTTAACACAAGAGCAAGTAGCTTTGGTGAATCACGTCTCGGACCTTGATAGGAAGATTAGTTCATCACAATTTAACCTTGACCAACTAAACGTAGGGCGAAACGCCTTTATGAGTATGTTGTCAGGGGCAATGAAGGCTGAAGAAGAAGCTGAAATAGCTGAAGTCGCTTAACACACACAAAAGGAAATCATGGAAAACAGAGTAGCAGCACTAGAAAAGAC